ATACAACACAACATGTGTTCCCGGAACTCCGCCGCGTTGCAATTGCGTTCCGGTGTTGCATTATACAACATCACATTTTACTGAGTTCAGATCCGAGAATTGTTTTATATTCATCAAAGTGATCAGTGATCGCAGGCCTTAAAAATGGTCTGGGTCTAACGTATGCATGACCCACCCCGGACCCAGATTTAGACGTGAACTGCTCCCACTCTGGAGGAGCTTGAAAGTGTGGACCTGTTCCGAGTTCCACGTAGGGTGCATACTCGACATTAGATCCCACAGTTAGATGCTGATCTTCTACGACATGAGTTATGGAATTTCGGAGGGTTCCTCCTCTGTATCCTTTCTTTCCGGTACTTTCAGACGTTCCAACCGGACACAACGCTTTTGCATACTTCTCAATTTGAATGCCCATGGCCTCAAGTGCTCTATCGGCGTTCTTTTCTATCGCTTCCAGTGCCTCGGATGTATGATCAGCAACAATTTTAATACTAAGATTTCTAGCCATTGTTACCTCCTAAATAAACAGGTGGGAGATCCGGGTATAATAATTCTATACCCATGCAGTATCCATCGACACTTATTTGATCACTACCCAACAAGTTTGATACTTTGACAGAATCATTATACGATTTGATAATGTCTCCGTCTAACTTGCTTATGTAATCCCGGTCTTTTATGGTTTTTGTAAGTCTGTTTATTATTTTATTTCTATATTCATCGATTGTCATGCGTGTTGCCTCCACCACAATTATAGCATGCATTATTTAGAGTTTGCAATCAGTTTATTCCTTATTTCTTTTGCATCATCGTACTCAGCGGACGAGTTAACACTTGATAGAAAGTCTGCGTATGATGTAGATGTCTGATTTCCAGTATATCTATAAAATATTACTGGCTCTGGGTTATCTCTACCTTTTACCCAATCATGCGGGGCGTATTCTTCGTTAAATGGTGTCCAAGATACGGGTTCAAATCCGTTCTTGGTGTAAAATTTATATAGACCCTCTCCAAACGCATCCAGTCTGTCACCACCATTTGCCACTGCAACTTTTAGTAAGTTACTACCAACATCGTCCCCGTCCAAATTCTTGCACACACTAACTATGTCACCATCTTCAGCAATAGCAACTACAGACCCACCACTTAATTCAAACAGTTTCTTATGTTCATAGTCACTTACAGTGTACGTATCATCTACTCTCCACTCTCCACCCTTTGGCAAGGTTGATTTTGCGATGTCAAAATCTCTCTTAAATTCAACCGGAGTAGGCAATTTAGTTTTAATTCCTGTTTTTGATTCGGCTCTCTTTGCGTTTTCCCATTCTCTATACGACATGTTACGTATTGGTTCGCCATTTATGTTGTCATACCTTTTGTACTCCGCAGGATACTCCACAAGATTTCCCACCATGGTGCATCTGCAGTTGTACACCTCAGCAGGAGCACCGCCCGGTTCACCCGGATACTCAAGACCATTCGAGAATTTTTCATTTACTCCTACAACTTCGCCATCGACATCAGCATGGGAATCTCTAGTGTGGGAGTCGAGAGTTGCCATCCACTGCTTCTTTACATTCAGCCCCTTGTTTACTGCCTCTTGCAGTCTTGTCTGCCTGCCTGCGTTCTGTGCTCCGGTCATGGCTGTCCGGGCGAACGTTTTCGCTGTATTTTCATTTCTCATGGCAAGACCTTTGGCGATTCGGTTCGATATTTGGTCCAGTCTTTCGCCTTGGATCGTTCCATGCAATATACTGTTCTGCACGTTCTTGTAATTCCATGCATAGTCTTTCGGTTCGTCAATCTTCCATTCCGGTAAAAGCTGTGGGTCACTGACAAGGAGCCTCGAAACTGTGTTCTGATCATAAAGGGAGAAACCAAAGCTCACGCCTGCTCCATGCTCAAGGACGTAGCCTGTATAGTTTCCATTCTGAATAAACACATTACTTGCGCTGTTATTCACTATGTTCGCCGCCACAGTGTTTGCGTTGTACATGGTGCGGGCGATGTCGTCTTTCTTGGCTTGCCACCTCTGACCTTGGAATACTTGACCCTTCACCCAGTTGTTGTACTGCTCCTGCGTGATCTTTCCATCCTGCAGGTCCTTGTAGTATTTGGCCTCCTTCACGCGGTATCGCTCGTTGAAATCCTTAAGTTTCTTGTCCAGATCCTTATACGCCTCCGAGTATACCTCGTGAAGTCTGCTATTCAGTTTTGCTATTTCGGCATCAGTATACCTGTGCGCCGGGTCCCTGTTTGTCATTCTTCGCCTCTAACGATCTTTCTTGCATCTTCCTTGCTTACGCTTATAGCAGTAGCGATCATGTTGGTTGCTTGCTGTTCAGTAAGTTTGCCTGCGGCGTAGTTGTCCATAATTATAATTAAGCTCTGTGTCTGCGATCCATTAAGAGGTTGACCCTTGACATCCTCTGCCACATCAACAGTTTCTGCATCAGCAACTGTACCCACGCTATCGGTAGTGAACCTGCCTGCAGTCTCAGCATCTTTATTGGCCAGAATATTTGATACTTCATCAACCGAAATAAACGGAAGCTTGGAAAGGATCGTCCGGTCATCAAGGTATTCGGATGCAGACAGCACCATTTGCGTTCTCTCGTTCTCGTTGGACACTCTGTTTCTCTTGAACACCGGGTCATCGTCAATACCGATCAAATTGAGCAGGTGCTCCATGAATTCGATCACTTGGTATTCGAAATCATCGGCCTCTTCGTCAAGTGGTTGATACGCGGCATCAATGTGATCATTTGTCGCTCCTGCCTCGACTGTGTGCACGTCCAGTCCACCGAAATCTTCGTATATCCCTGCTCTTATCATGTCGAGGTATTCCTTCCGCGCAAGGTGCGGAATATCCTGCGTGTATGGCGTAACTTTCGAATTGTCGGTATCCGCCGTGGCGATGTGGTTGATTTTTAGTCTGTCTCTAAATTTAGCAAGATCCGCGTCACTCATACCGCCTGCATTCTCAAGAATCCAGTAAATCTGGGCGCAATCCGTCAGATCATTTGCGAATCCGGACCGAATGAGATCAAATGAATCGATCTTCTCTCTCATTCCGACAAGTGTTGATTGGTGAAGGCTCGATCCCCACATCGGTATAATAGGAAGGGAGCCATAATTTTCTTCTCCTATAACCTCTTCTCCATCGGCCTCAGTGATAGACACCCGCAGTTTGTAGGGCCTCTTTTCCTGCACAAGTACATAACTGGGTTCGTTGATGTCGGACCTATATTTGGTGTATCCGTCCTCTTCATACAGCACGATCATGAGCGGCTTGTTTTTATCAATCCGCCAGAACCTTATACCCGCCCTAAGCGATCCATTTTCTTCATCCCAAAGTGGCACAAACTCGGTAACCGGGAAAACGTATAACTTGTCGAGGTTCCAGAATCCGAAGCTTATACCATGAATGAGTGCTTTATAGGCAAGCTTTTTGAGATCCCCATCAAACTTCTCTCCGATTTCCTGCTTGGTGAGGTCTATGCTCACTTCTGTTCCAGTCTCGTCTGTTACCTTTTCAACTCTTTTGGTAAAAGAAACTCCATTCCCGAGAAGGTATGTGCACCTCTGAGTATTGAGCCTGTGGAAAAAGTTTGACACGAGCTTGTTGTTGGAAGCAGTGAAATCCTCCACTGGAGATCCCGTCATGGAAAACATGAGCCGGATATAATTCAATATCGTCTCGTTCTGTTGCTTGTCGTACTTGTCTGCAGATGCGGCGATTTTGTACAAATCGCTGTGCAGGTGACTGGAGATCGCGTTTTCGAGTCCAACCTCCGTACTCTTTTCACTAATAAAATCTTGATATGTGTACATTACATCCTCCCTTCAAATGGTGATTTATACTCATCATAAGACCTGTTCAGTCTGTTCAGTCTCTTAGTTTTCACGAAATACCTTGTAGAATCCATAAGGTGATCAAATTCTTTGATTGGCTTGTCATCTACAGAATTTTGATCCCATACATATGACTGCGCCTCCTTTATCCAGTTCACGCACCTCCTGTGGATCTTAATTATTCCTCTTTTGATGCAAGAGTTCGTATCCCGGATCCCGTTCAACACTTCATTGTTTGCAGGAATTGGCCTAAACCATTTGGACTGTCTGAGTAGCGCGATAAATGAGGCGGCGGACGGGTCTACTATTACTGGTATTCTTTCTACCTGCTCCACCACGTTGCCCCACAAATCACGGCCACTACTAACAAGGCTTTCCTTTATTGGGTCTATCGCATCTTCAAGCATCTGCAGGTATTCCCCGTCCGTCTTTTGCACTCCCTCCGTTCTACCGGAGTAGTAGACCTCGTTTACTGCAAGCCATGTATTGCCGCGTCTCTCCCAGATCAGCCCGGCAAACGGATTTGATGTACCATAATCCAGTGAGATCCCGTATTCCTCCGCTTTGGTGTCCGGTGTTCCATCGTATAACGCATCCGCATAATTCGGATACACAAGACCCTCGGCCAAGGTCCACTTGCCAAGGATATATCTATCAAACCAAACAGTTCCTGCGTATTCTGCCTCCAGTGCGTGTACGCATTCTGCCGGGAGAAATGGGTTGTCGTAAATCGTGTACTCCTGCAGGTAAATGTCAACTCCCTTGTCTGCAGAATCTAGGAACTCCTTGAACCAATGATTCGGGCTTGCCGGGTTTGTGGTAATGTCACAACAGGACCACGGCAGGGATAGACGGGATTTGAGCATTTCGAACACTTCTTTGTTTATGTCAGTCGCCTCGTCTATGGCGCAATATACGATTTCGGATCCCCGGATCTTCGCCACCTGCCTTACGTTATCAGCACCAATGCAGTACACCCTCTGCCCGAGGATTTTGCAGTAGTTTTGAGAGTTGATCGATGATGCTACCCCGTCACCATAAATATCTCGCATTGGTTGCAGGATGTTTCTTTCTATGTTGGCTCTCGTGGCCCCTAGGATCACCCTCAGTCCTCTTTTGTCCCTGCGTTCCTCCAATCGGGCAAGGATCGTATACGACACCTGCAGGTAACTTTTGCCACTCCGGACCGCTCCACATGACACATTCCATCTGTGGTTTGATTTCCTGATATATTCTGCCTGCTTCGGGGTAAGTTCAAATGTAGTGTTCATTATGTTCGCTTTCTTTTAAAAGAAGAGAGTATTTCTCCTTGCCCTCTCCTTGCCCTTCCCTCGCGTTCGAGCGCATGTATGCGGGTGAAAGGCCGCACGATCAGTCCTGCACCGCTTCTGCGATCTCCACGAGCTTCTCCTGCTCTGTCTCGGCAACATCCTTCATAGCAACTAAGATGTTTTTGACAACTTCGGTATACTGAGTGGATTCCAGA